CCGAGTGGAAGACCAACGCAACTTCTGTCGATGAACAGCTTTGGCTTTCGGAGCTCATCCGAATGTCCCTCCGTCGCTGGGTCGAACTTCAAGTGCTTGCGGATGAGCTCGAGCCGCCATTTCAGCTCACCACCAGTATTGAGGTTGATATTGATGTGCAGCATACGTTCGAGAACAGCCGTTTCGTCAGGCCTCGCTGGCTCTGGGTACATCACCGTCGCTTTGCTGTAGATGGGATCAGCTTGGAGATGTCTGCCGATGTCAAGGATGTCCGTGTGATTGACACGCCATTCGCCGATGACGTACACGTTCTCAAACACGTCAACCTGAATGGCCAAAGCCACGAATGGTGCTTGCCATCCGTAGTCTGTGGCAATGTACAACGGCATGTCCGGAGAGTAGGCGAAGTCTCCAATGTGCAGCTCCTCATCAAAGTCCTTGAACACACGACCAACAAACTCTGTGAAGTCCGCCCCAATCTCCTGGCTGAACCGTTCCGCCGACATGTCAGATTCCATGTCCAGAATCTCAGGGTCATTCCGTCCTCCGGGGAACACATGGCTGTTCGCCCACGATGGCAGCCGCCATGACGCCCACTCGGTTCGCGCTGGATCTTGTCCGGCTTGCCACATGCGATAGAACCAGTTCTTGCCTTCTGGTGTGGACGTCATCAGGGACCAACCGCGTTCATCAGCAAGGGCAGGACGCAGATACTTGCCCCAGATGCTTGGCTTGAGCTTGGCAGCTTCCACCAGCTCCACACCAGTGAGTCCCTCACCATCGAGTGACTCTGGCACCTTGGCCGACTTGCCCTCAACTTGGAATCTCCCGTCGAAGAGTGAGATCTTGTAGTTCCCACCCTGTGGATTGTAGTATGACCCAGGCTTGTCCATGGGGAACTGCAGACGCTTCAGATCATCCCAGAGCACCCGGAACTCTTTGTCAACGTCGGTGTAGTCCGGCCCGACGATCCAGAAGCGTCTACGCTTCCCCATGTCCTCGAGGTGAGAGCGGATGCTGAATGTGTACACAGCTTCCGGGACAAGCTCTCTTCCCCCGACGGTGGACTTGCCAAAGCGTCGTCCGCACGAGCACACACGGTTCCTGCTCGGAGACCGATGGATGGCGCGCTGTCCCTCATGGGGATCATACCCCAGAGCATCCCACACCACATCTTTGACGACGTATGACATCCTAGTCCTTTACTTGTCTGGTGGCACCGGAGCAACAGGTCCCGGCACTTGGTTCTGGAAGAACGTCACGAGGAATGCAAACACCATCGCAACACCCGTGCCGAGCAAGACCACAGGCAGATCAAAGAAGTCCTGTGTCTCATTCAGCACGATGGCACCGAGGCCACCAGCAAGTGCTTGGACTGCCGAACGAACAGCTTTCTCGAGTGGGGTGGCAGCAGCACTCAGGCCGAACGCCCATAGAGCAGCCACCAATCCACCGATTGCTGCACCGAGCAAGCCCAGTCCTGCAGTGGTCGCATTCAACGTGATGGCGTCTGGGTTCACCCACTCAAGACCTTGGACAGAAAGCATCACTGCCAAGGCAAGCTGGGCAAACGTCCGCCAGAAGATGGACCAATACATCTGCATCAAATCACCTCCCCTCTCACTTCTTCACCTTCTTGCCTGATCTGGCAACTTGGGCCCGTCCCTTCTTCTTGCTGCCGGACACTTTGCCGACGCCAGGCTTGATCTTCTTCATCGCTGCACCTCCTCTCACGACTTCGGGCAGATCACATCGAACTCATGGAACGCTTCCCTGACCTCAGGATGCACAGCCTCATCGGTGATGGTCAGAAGGATACCGCAAAGCTGTTGCTGCTGATTCATGACCACCTCCTTGAATCGCTTCTCATCATCCTCAATTCGCTGGATGGTGAGAGACTGCAGGTAGAACCCGATGGCAACCACGACGACAAGGAATACCCATGCCGCGATGAATCCCCATCGGGTACGATGTTTTGTGTACACATCAAGGTCCCTTCGCCGCCGGAGAGAATCCCACCAGACCTGCGCCGATGGTCATCATTGCAGGTTCATTCTTGATGAGTCCGAAGAAGAGAGCGATAGCACCCATGATGATTGTGAACACCGTTCGGTACATCTGCCATTGTGCTGCCGTTATCACTTCTTTCCCTTGCGACGTCTGTTGAACTTCGTCACCGACTTCTCTGCCTTCGCACGGCTGACACCAGTGAGACGCATGGTGTTCTTGATCTGCTTCTCTCGGTTGATTGGCTTCTTCTTTGCCATGACCCCTCCTCAGAAGATTGGCAGACCCATGAACACGGTCTGACCTGCAGCAACGACGTATGGTCCAATCCAACCAGCAGTGCTTACTGCTACATCATCCATCTGGACAACTGGCACAGCGATGGAATTGCCGAACCGAACAGCCGCGATGTTTCCCGGCGTGAGAACTGTGTCCGAAGCAGCTTGCGTCCACTCGGTGTCAGCAGTCACCCCATCAAGGTTCGCTCCTGCGAAGATGCGACCGGTGATGGTGACGCTGTTCCCGACAGGAATTGCCATCTCCACTCGGTACCAAGCCCCAGTGGCAAACGTGCCCACTCCAGCCTCGGTGAATGTCCCAGCGGAGTCTCCGACACGTAAGCGTGGAGTGGCATCGAACCCCATGAAGGCAACCTCAGTTGGGGTGGAGTCATAGATACGAATGAACTTGTCGGCTGACGACGCGATGCCAGTGACCACATAGATGTAGGCACGAACGTACAGCGTGGTCGTGAGGTCCGTCAGCTGACTGGTCCACTCCAAGTACTCGTTGCCGGTGTTGGTGCTGTTCATCAGCACGCTGCTGGGACTGCTGTGGAAACGACTCGTGTCGAACTCAATGGTGTCGGGAGCAGTGCCTGTGCCGTTCACCACGTCGAAGTAGTTGCCACCAGCAACCGTGTTGCCACCACTTCCTGCAGTGAGGACCGTACCATCCGTGCCATCAAAGTGATTCTCCAACGTCTGAGCTGGAGCCGGAGCATTCAGCCTAGGAACAATGTTGTATGCATCGAGCACTGCACCGTTTCTCAGCACCCGAAAGTCAATCGCATCACCGGTGGTGATGTCGGCTGCCACCGTGGTGATGGCAAAGAGCAGTTCTGTGAAGCGACTCTTGGGCAATTGGAAGTCAGTGAGCAACCCATCGGTCTCTGAGATCTCACCGGCAATCCACGTGCCCGATCCAGCACTCATTCTCTGTGTGGTGGCTGCAGCATCGGTGAGGTTGGCACTTGTGTATCCCTTGACCACAGATGAGGATGAGGTGACGTCGGTCCATGTGCCACCATTCAGAGACCGCTGAAGCTGATAGTCATCGGTGGTCGCTCCATCAGTGCCGCCTCCAACTTCTTGCACACCGATTCTGATAGCGATGTTTTCGTCAACGGTGTCGGAGATATCAGCAGCCTGGTCATCTGCTGCCTTGCCAGTGGAGCCGGTCTCAGTGCCGTCTTCAAAGAACCGATGGCCAAACTGCTCAATGTTGAATGCAGCAGCGGATGCTGCTTTGATCTCACATGCAACAGCCCCGTAAGCTGCCGAAGTAGCCCACGATGCAGTCGGAGCATTGTCGTTTATGAGCCACTGGGTCTCAAGACACTGGTTCGGAGCATTCGTGAACTGCTCTCCAAGTTCTGTCCATCCCGACTTGGGAGTCGTAGCCTCGTTCGCTCCATGTCCCCACGCCGAGTGAACTGCATTGCTGGCGCTTCCAAGAGCAGCCATCCCGGTAATGGAACCTGAGGTAGCTGCCGCGCCCAAGTTTCTGATGACCGACTGGACAACTGCTCCTGAGCCATCCGTCCCTGAAGTGTCCACTCCGTCCAACTCATCAACGATCCAATAGCAGCAGATCTGGGTGTTGGCACCACCGAAGTCAATGGTGATAGTGCCTGCACCCAAACCGGATGCTTCCATGGCACGGAACACCGTGACCCGTCTAGTGGAACCAGTCCACTGTGCTGTGTCTTCTTGGACGAAGTTCAATCCCGTCGAGGTGGTGATGGTCGGAACAACGGTGGTCCCTGAAGTCGCCGCTGCACTCAGCACCGTGAGCAGATACAACTTGTTGGCGGTTGGAGTGAACGAGCCTGTCGTGAAGCTTGTGGCGTCTGCATTGTTCTTGTTCTGAAGAACAGTGCTGGCGGTGATGGGCATCAGGACTTCCTGAGGATGATGACGACCGTCAGATCGGAACCTGCGACAGTGCTACCGATCTGATCGATGTCGATGGTGATGTACGACCCATCAACAATGGTCGTGGTATTGAAGGTGGTCGTCTTGTGCGTGTTGGTCGACACAGCGATGGTCGGTCGGTTGGTCTGTGTGCTGAACACGGTCGTTCCATCCACGTTGACGTCCACCAGAATGCTCGCGCCGGTCGGCTGGGTGTTGACAGAGGCTCGGGCGGAAACGAATGTGAGCGTCTCCCCAGTGTCGTTGTACCACCGGAACTTGCCTGTGCCCGTGACGAGCACACCGGACTGCGAGAATGGCACGTTGAGGTTGATCTCACTCTTCTGAGCGAGACTGGCTCCGTTGAGCGTTGGCCTAATCTTGAAGTCACGTGCCATGACTCATCCTATCCGTACACGCAGACGCGATACTGGTTGGATGTCGGCGCCGTGGTGAATGCCAGAATCACTCTGTTCACCGTGGACCGTGTGATGTCCGGCTCCACTTGGACACCATCGGAAACCTGCCACACTTGGACCAACACATCCAAGGAGTTGAGGTTGTGGTCGATGTTGTATGAAGTGGCAGCCCCATCACCGAACGTGGCGGCAAACTTCAGCGGCACACGACCGTTCGCATCTGTCCTGAGCACCGCGATGTCATCGGCGTTTGCCACGATGCCGGTGCCAGCCACGACATTCAGCGTCGATGCGGTCTTGGTGAGACCGGTGCCTGCTGTGATGTCACCCAATCCTGTGAACTGTGCCCACACAGTGGCCGTGGTGCCAAGCGTGATGGGTGCATTGGTCGTGTTCACCCAACCCGTGTCGGCATTGGTCGTTCCTTCTTCAACCCACACCGCAGCCTGCAGAATCTCGCCAGCCACGTCCATGTCAGTTGCTCGCGCAGGAGAAGCAGACACGATGTAGACACCGTTCTCTGCTCCGGCTGCCTGGTCCTTCACCAGCACGCGATCACCGTTGGCAAGCGTAACACCATCGATGACGTCAGCAGAGTTCAGCCCAGTTGAGAGGGTGATTGGTCCTGTGGTGGCTGCGCGGACGCTGTCCTTCCAGTTGAGTCCAGAAGCAATGGCGTCCACATAGTTCTTGGTGGCAGCATCCTGTGCGGACACCGGATCCAACAGGTTGGTGATGAGCTGGGATGACATGGAGAGAGCAGCGACCCGAGGCCAGTCCGTCAGGTCTGCCGTTGCCAGCATCTCCTGGTGTGTGGCCAATGCATGCGCCGGCATTGCATGCTTGTGGTCGGTCATCGATGCAGCAGGACCGGATCCAATCGCCGCTGCATCACCGAATGCCTGAGTGCTCGGAGTGCTGGCACCAGTGGCGTGAACATGGTCGCCTCGTGTGAACGTATCTCCGGTTCCGCCTGCTTGCGTGCCAATGGCAGCAGGAGTGGTCGTGGGAGCAACCCACTTGACGCCAGTGCCCGCAGCCGCATCGGCCATAAGGATGGTGTCGTCGGCACCAACTGCCAAGCGTGAGACAGCATCCGCGCCAGTGGCGACAATCAGGTCGCCCTTGACATCCACGATGGTCGTCGGAATGCCTGCGGCTCCACCTTCGAGCATTGACACCCATGACGTGCCATTCCACATGTAGCCTTTGTTGTCATCCGTGTCGTAGTACAACTGTCCTGTGACCGGAGACGATGGTGCAGTCGACAGGTTCTGGACTCTTGCGTTCCGGATCTCGTTCTTGTTGAAGTCAACCGGAATCAGGAAGGTCCGAGCCATGCTTCACCTCCTCAAGAGAGATATGCATCGCCAGCAAAAGCTGACGAGAATGAGACAGTCACCTGCGTGCCTGAGTCGTACTTCACCTCTCCTTCCACCTGCGTGCCAGCCGAATCGACAATGGTGATGTTCGGATAGCCATTCAGGTTGTGGACAATGACCCAAGTCGCCGCAGGCGACAGCTGTTGGTGATGGTATGAGAACGAGCCAGAGCCAGGCACTCCCTGGATGCCTTGCGGACCCTGGTCTCCCGGGTCTCCCTTGGGACCTTGGCTTCCCGCGATTCCTACTTCGATGATGCTGAGTGACCCCTCGTTGATGTCAACATTGCCAGGAGTGACCTCAACGACTTCAACCACAGTGCTCTCGGCAACAACGATGTCGGGACTCATCGGACCGTTGCCAATCCAGTGAGCAGAGGATAGCGGTCTGTGTCAACCTCGATGATGACGAGCCGCCACTGCCCCTCATCCCACACGATTGCATCGGTGGTTGGCTCTTCAAGCTTCACGTGGATCTTGCCATCGGTGGTCGGCGCAGGAGATGCTGTGGTCATGAGGGCGGTGTTCCAATCGGCACCATCCTGCTTGAACTCAGCCACAGCACTGTATCCGGTCAAGTCCTTCGGCGTGCCGTTCTGTGCCTTCCATGTGAATGTGAACTCCCAGATGGAGCCGCGATTGATGCGTGTGTCATACCGACCGGGATCCATCAGACCTCCTCACCGACAGGCTCCACATCAATCACCTTTCCCTCTTCTGCCTTGGCGGCTGCTTGTCGCGCCATCGCTTCCTTGAGTTGGTCCGCATCAGCCACGATGGCATTGGCGATGAGATTCTCGTACGGCTTGGGTTCGGTGTGCCGCACATCAATCACCTCGACTGCCTTGCCCAGCACACGGTCCATCACCATCTCAAGAGCCTTGAGCTGCACCGGACTGGGATCAGCCGGATCAATCTCCTTGATGATGGCAAACAGCTTGTTGATGGCATACTCCAACTCGGCAGTGAATCGATGTTGCGCCCGAGTCATCACTCGCCTGGCCAGTTCCTGGTGCAACTCCAACGGAATGATGCCTGAAGTGGCACCACCCACTCGAGGATTCTTGCCCTGGTAGCCTGCGATCAGCTCCTCATCAGTCCATGTGGTGAAGTCCACACGACCAAGGAGCATGTCTGCCGTCCTCTTGCCGATACGAACGACACCGCCACCTCTGGCCGTCTTTCCAGTTCTGAGCACCACCGTGCGTCCAATCTTGTGCCCATCGTTGGTGACTGTGTCGTATCGGACGCGCTGCTCTCCATGCTTCTTGTCGATCATCGTGACTTTCTCTTCTCCCAATGGTGCACGCTTGCGCACCCGCTTCTTGGGAGGACTCTCCTTGGGAGTGGCTTGCTTCTGTCTGGTGGCCATCAACAGACACCTGTTCTGACCGGCAGAGGCTCGATGTGAGCATGGTCGTAGTGCCCGATGAACGATCCCACGAATCTCCAGCCGCCGACAGGGAGCCACTCAGATCCGGCAAGCAGGATCTTGGAGCATGTGCCATTGTCAATGATGTCGCGTGCGATGGCCTTCATGGCATCAAGCGATGGCGCATGGAAGTCCTCGGCATTGGAGGTGCAGTTGTCCGGCCTCCATGGTGCGTGCTGGGACCAGGTTGATGTGCCATCGATGAATCGCTTGTTCAGGATGCCCCACGATTCGGCATTGCGATGTAGGTCTGAATGGTCCCTGAAGATGAGCGTGTGGTTCTTGTCGATGCCGTTGTTGCCATCGGGGATGTCCATGATGACGGGTGGACGGTCAATCTCCCGAACCAACCATCTCACCATGTCGTTCTGAGACTGGATGAGCAACACATTGCCTGTCTTGAATGTCTTGTCCCCGATGCGATGTGCGAGGTGCTCATCCAGATTCTTGAACGTTCGCACAGGACCCCAAGCCTCACCACGTTCACGAATCCGATAGCCAGACCCACGATGCTTGCGTGCTCGCTTCATCACTTCAGCGACTGCATCATGCACCGAATCGAATGGCTGTCCCCAATCGGGTGATTGGTCGGAGTCCCATGGCACACTTGTGGCCACACGCCATGCTTCAGTCACTTCTTCCTCCCTTTGGCCGCAGGCCCGATCTTGAATCGTTTGGCAACCTTCTTGCGAACGATTGCCTTCTCACGGGGAGTCCCATGTTGAGACACACGAGCAAGAGCAGCCCGTGCATGAGCCTTGTCGTTGATGGGGTATCGCTTGCCGGGAAGAGCGAACTTCTTACTCTTCATCCGCTTGCGTCCCTTGGTCGTGAGCT